TCCATTTACCATTACTTCATTTCCGTATTTGTCTTTAGAAATAAAGTTTGCATCTTTTCTTAATTCACTTACTTGTGATGGATGTATAAACATAACTTTCTCAACATTATCTTCTTCTTGGAATAAATCAATTGCATCTACTATTCCGTTATATGAAATATTAGCATTTGCTGTAAAAGCTACTGATGCTGTTTGTAATGCATCCATTGCATCTTGGTCTACTTTTGAAGCTATAGCCATTGCTAATTGGTTGTTTGTTTCCCCTACTGGATTTCCATATCCTGATAAAACTGCTTCATCTGTTAACTCAACTTGTTTAACTGCTTTCTTGATTTCATATTCTGCGGTTGTTGTTGTTAATGTTGTTGCTGTTGCTGCTGCTCCTTCTGCTAAATCAGAAGCATCTCCTATATAAACATATTTTGGTACTGTTATTGTACTTCCTGGTCTGCCTTGTAAAGTATTGTCAATTTTTGCAAAAGGTGTTACCTTTATTGCTTTTGTAAGTTTAGCACTTATCATTGGTGCCATAACTTCTGGGTCGATTAAATTTTCTAATTTTGTTGTTGCCATTTTAAAATCCTCCTTTAATTATTATTATATTTCTTAAATAATTCTGGATTGCTTTCTTTTAATTCTACTCTCTGATTATATGACATTTTATCAAAAGTTTCTTTAGATATTGTGTTATCAATATCTCCCATAGGTGGCATATCTTGGAACTGATTTGGATTTTCAAATATTCCTGTTTTATCCTTTGTCAATTCTTCAAATATGTCTTTTATTCCTTTACCTTGGTTTTCTTCTTTTTTCATTTCTGCCTTTATATCAGATAGCAATCCGTTTTTTGCATACTCACTACTAAACTTTCTATCTCCAAAAACTGCTAAAATATTATTATTTAATGTTTGTTCAGCTTTTGTTGCTTTTTCTTGTTCTATCCTAGCTGTTTCCTTTGCTTCAAAATCAGTAATTTTTTGCTTTAGATTTTCCATTTCCTCAGAACTTGGAGCTTTTTCTATTTGTCCTTTTAAATCATCAATAGTTGTTTTGTATTTTTCAATATCTTCTTTGTATTTACTTTCAACTTTTTCAGTTTCAGTTTTAACACTTTTGCCGTGTTCAGCTAATATTGCTTTTATTTCCTCCTTTGATAATTTAATTTTGTTTTCTCCAATCTCTAAATTAGATAAAAAATCATTCATAATATCTCCTCCCGATTTTTTCAACTGGTCTACTCCAGCACAATTCAATATTTTTATATAAACAGTTTATAAACAAAACTGATAAAACCTAAATAAAAAGAGCCTAAGAAATTAATCTTGGCTCTTTGGCTCTACTATTATTTTATTTATTGGTATTTTCTTTTCTTCTTTACAACTTTTACAATATAAATACAGGTATCCCTCTTTATATCTGCAAAGTAATTTTCCACAATCACATTTTATATCCATTACTACCTCTACTACACTTGCATTATAACATACTTTTTAAAATCGTGCAACTCAAAGCATTTTTCTTTTTCTTTTTGGCTTTTCTATTTCTTCAATGTCATCTTTTAATATTCTTACTGCTTTTTTATCTTTTAATAAATTAGCTCTTTCTTCACTTACAAAGTATATTTGGTTATATTCAATGTATTCTTTCAAGTCTGTGTCATTATATCCACTTTCTAATATACATTGAACTTTTACTAAATTATCCATATTTTACACCTCCTTTTAAGTTGTCCACAAAGTTATCCACATTTTCCACATTATACTTTTATTCTTTTATATCCTGACACTTGCATTCTTATTTTCTTAGGTTGTAAACCACTTTCTTGACATAGTTTATTATATTTCTTTGTCAATAGACTTATTCTAGCTTGACTTTCTTGTACTAATTCATCATCTCCACTTGCTCTTGCTAATATTTGTGTATCTTTTTGTTTTCTTATCGCGGTTTCTATTTTTCTTTGTAATTGCGTTCCGTTCGTACATAGTATAATGCTTACCCTCAAACTCAAAACCGCTTAAATTTGATTCTCGTATGTCATTTAATTGCTTATCTGTATATTCTGGCTTACTTACTCCTAATACTATTGGAAATATTTTATGATAGCAATTGTATTCACTTATATGTCTATAACTTCCATTTTTACTATGTCCTAATTGTCTACTTATGCCTTTATAATCTTTTGCTACTTCTCCATCTGATAGCTTTTTATATTCTTCATTGCTAAATTGTCTGCCCTGCACATCTGCGTGATCTATGGCTGGATTGCTGTGGACTGATATTTCAATTCCATCTGCATTATATTCCTCTGCAAATCTTTGTGCTGTTTCATTACTTACTTGTCTTATTCCATCTAATAAATTCATTCTAACGGCACTGTCTAATCTTCTGGTTCTGCCACTTTCGTATATTACAACACCATTTCCACCTACATCTTTTATTATTCTTCGCATTTCAGTTTGGAATGTTTCTTTCCCTTGACTTATTGCTAGTATTCCTCTATCTATTATTTCATAATATGCCTGTTGTATATCTTTAAAATACATCTGTCCATCTTTATTTGTAAATAAAAACCCTATTCCTCTTGTATTTGCTATATTCAAATATGTTTCTGCTGTTAATCTTGCTATGCTATTTACTTGATTCTGTAATGCTATGTCTTTACTATATGGTATATAATCAATATTTCTGTATTTATAAAACTGTTTTGCAAATTCTTTATTATCTTTTGCTACTTGTTCAAATATCTTGTAAATGTCTTGTACATTCTTGCCACTTACTCTTGCTAGTTCTTTTGCTATTTCTTCATAAGTTCCACCGATATTTCAATAATTGTCCTAATTGATAAGCCTCACTTGGTGTTAATGTTGACATATACTTTATTGTTTGTCCTATCTTTTTTAGTATACTACTATTTGTATCTTCTATTCTATTTATTAAATGTTCTGCAAGTTTTTCCTCTACTTCTTGTGATAACATATAGGATTACCTCCTATTCTGCATTATTATTTGCCATGATTTGTTCAACACTTGGCTCACTTGCTTTTATTTCTTCTATTGCTTTTTGACTATCTTCTAAAGTTTCATCTGGTTTTAGCCATTGTCTTACTTCTACCTCTGATACAATTCCTTTGCTTTGTGCTGTTATTAATTGACTAAATGCTTCTTGGCTATCTTCTAACAAGCTATAATCCCAATCAAAGCTTACTTCATAATCTCCCTGTGGTGTTAAATTATAAGCATTTGCTAATACGTTTGCCGAATATAAAAAGTCTTCTATTCCTTTTTCTATGTTACTACGCATATCATCTACTATTGTGAATGTATCATACATACTTCTTTTTATTTCTGTTGCTGTTGCATTTGCTGTATTTACTTCACTTAATATTCCTGCAGATGTTCCTATTTCGTGTTCTAGCCTTTTAAACAACTCTTGTAATCTTTCTGTAAATGGTCTAAATGCAGGGTCAAATACTTCAAAAAAATTATCATCTCCAGCATCTACTTTTTTAAATAATCCATTTAAAGGCAATGAGTCTTTTCCATTAAACATAGTACTATCTGCACCTACAAAAGCTTCTTTTAACTTGTATTCTCTAAATAGTTGTTTCATTGTTTCTTTTATTTCTGCTATTGTACTATCGCAACCATAAGTTATTGGTACACCATATTTATCATCTGTCTTTCTATTATTTATTGGGCTTTTAATGTATCCAAATAATGCTCTATCTACTCCTGTTATTACTTTTTTAAGCTCTATGTTTTTCCAAAAGTCTGGAACTGCAACTTCATGTCCATTCTCATCTGTAAATTTTTGTGTTATTTCTATATTGCCATTTCTTACTCTGTAATTTGTTAATCTATAATAAGTCTTGCTATTGCCTATTCCTTTATTTACTGTCTTTTTATCTGCTATTATAGTTGCTCCTATTATATTTTCTCCCTCTACTTCATCTATTGTTACTCTACTTTGTGAAACTATATTATAATATATCTTGCCACTCTTTACATAAGGAACTAATATAACTCCACCATAACCAAATCCCATTGATGTTATTTTCTTTGCCTTTTTCCACATTGATTGAGTTGTTTTATCTAATAGCTCTACTCTTGCATTTTCTCCTGTAATATTTACATTGCTGTCATTAATAACATAATTTGCTAACTTGTTACTAAATATTGAGTTAAAGTTAATCTCATCTATTCTTTCGTATTCGACTGCGTACTTTTGATTGTCTTCTACTTCTTTTTGAGTTGTTTGTGATTGGATATTAAATAGTCTGAATATCCACATAATAAATTTTTGAAACACTCTTTTCCCCTCCTTTTTTATTTTTTATGTTTACAATGTTCATCTTTTGTTGA